CCTCTGTGGCCTCAGGAATGACCTCTGGAGTGTAGAACCAGCCGGGTTCGCCGCCGATCGAAAGACTGCCGGCGGGGGCAGGGCCTTGCAGCATGATCGTTTTGGCGTGCTGCAACACCGTCGACGTGTTCATAAACACCGGAATCCCTGATGCTGCAGCGAGACGGCAGAACCACACGTCTTCACCCTCAGCGACATCGGCCGGCAGATAGACCTGCTGCACGAACCAGCACCATTTTGCGCCACGGCCGTTGGCAATCGCCATCTGTTGCATCTCTTCAAGGGCGGTGCGATGGATCAACATGCAGCCGGTGCCGATGGCCGGGACCTGGACGACGGCGTTCGATGGGAACGGTTCGGTCCATTCGATGATGCCGCCGTTTTCGTCGACGTCGAACACGTTATGCGTCACCCGGATCGGACCTGCATCGTTGGTGATGAACCGCCACACCGGCATTGCGACAATGCGGCGCTCGACCGGATCGGCGGAAGCGATGAGGGTTTCCAACAGGTGCTCGGGATACAGCTGGTCGTCGTCGAGGAACAGCAGCCAGTCAGCCCGGTTGTCTTCCGGTTGGGCGAGGAACTGTCTGACGAGCTCGTTGCGAGCGTTGGTGATGAACCCGGCGCCGGCAACGGTCAGGTATGGCCGATTGGGGTGCAGGTGCTGGTTGCCGTGTTCGCGGTCGTACATGACCATTTCGAGCCATGTCCGGGCGGTGTGCGGTTCGGGCCTGTCGCCCATTGGGAGGGCGAGACTGATCGTCCCCTTCGGTGCGCGTACGGTTGACATTTTGGTTCTCCCTGGGTTCCCTGGGTGAAAGGTGCTCTGTCCCCGCCCGCCCAGGGAAGGTTCGGGCGGGGACAGGACCGTGGCGCGCTAGATCAAGCGCAGCTGATCGTTCGCGGCATTGGCACGCTTCATGCAGTTGCATCGAAGGTGAGACAGCTGCAAGTTCGATGGTTCGTTTCCGCCGCCGCGACTGATCGGCAGTAGATGGTCAAGAGACCCAGCCATCGGATCGGGAATCTTGAGGACGGGATTGACTCGCTTGCGACATATCCCGCACCGCCACGCGTCGCGCTCGGCGATATCGATGAACGACGGCAACGGTTCACTGCGCTGACGCTTGATCGGTGTCAGTCCAGATCGGCGCCGCCAGTTGCGCATCGTTCGGTGCGCCAACGAATTGCAATCAGCAGAGCAAAACACTGCATCGGAGCGCATGGTGCGAGGCATGTCTTTCCCACACCACATGCAGCGGCGGTCAGGCTTCACTGCGTCGATCGCATCTTGTGTTGCCCGGGCCTTCGCCTTGTTTTTGCAATTGCGGGAACAGAACTGAGCCTTGATGTAAGACGACTGAAACACTGTTCCGCACCAGCCACATTTGACGGGATGCTCCGCGGCAGAAAGCCCTTTGATTCGGCGCTGATCCTCTCGCAAGCAGGATCGACACCACTGCCCTTTGTTTCTCGCTTTACTCGGCGGGAATTCGTTGAGCGGCTTGTTCGAATCGCACTTTGAACACCTGAAGAGTGGGAACACGGAGGTAATTTCCATGTTCCCACTCTATCAGAATGTCGGAGCGAATACCCACTAAAAAGTAGGTGCCACCAGGCCCGAGCCGACGACCAAACTGGTGCCGGACACGTAGCGTTCTGCGTTGAACGCCGAGTAGCCGAACACCGCGAGGCGGACGGTCTGCGGTGCGCCGACGGTCTCGTCGAAGCGGAACGACATGACCGGGTCTTCCCAGCCACGCAACTCTTCGAGGCGGGTGACGATGACACGGTCCTCGTTGGTGCTCACGCCGAAGCCGGCGCCGATGCCTTCGTCGACGATCACGGGGATGCCGGGGCCGACGAGGACGCCGACACCAGCGCCATAGCCGGAGCCACCGGTCGCCGTGACGTTCATACCGAGCGCGGCGTTCGACACTGCGAGCGGGCGGCCCGTTGTGTCGGACTGGGCGAGCAGCCAGTGCCAGCGGCGGGACGTCATCACAACGACCGTCGCCGGCTTGAAGATGCCGGTGTTGACGTCATTGGCGGAACCGAGCACCTTCGAGATGAACGATGCGACCGTCGTACCGATGAAGGTCTGGGTCTGCGTCGCCGCCGTAAGGATGCCTTTCGACTCGCCGGACGACCCGGCGCCACGCAGCCACTGTGCGCCGAGCTTGGTGTAGTAGTCCGACAGCAGGTCTTGGAAGACCTCGGAGTCGGAACGTGCACCACGCTCGATCGACTGGCGGGACAAGTCCTGTTGGCCGGTGATCGTCACGACCGGGATCGTGATGTCGGTGGTCACCAGGTTCGTCTCGGTCGACGGCGAGTTCTGCGTGGTCTGCACTGCGGTGCCGGTGCCGGTCGTCGTCTTCGTCGAGATCAGCGACATGCCGGTCGGCGGCAACGACCGCGACGGGACAGCGTTGGCGAACGGGCGGCCGGCGCGGGCCAGCGGTGCGAAGTCCTCGAGCAGGTACTGCGGGGGGATCAGGCCGTTGAACGTCGACGTGGTGATATCGCGCATTTCGACCCGGACCTCGGCGGCGTGCCGGTTGAGACGTTCGAGGGCGTCCGGCTGGTAGTTGAACCGGGCGTTGAAGGCGTCGGCGAAGAACGAGACGCCACGGGCCTCGGTGTGCTTGCTGTAGGCGCGGGGTTCGCTCTTGACGCGGACGATCCCGCCGCCGGCGTTCGTCTGTTCGGTGTCGTTGCTTGCACCGGCCCAACGGGCCGCGGCGGCACTGGACGCCTCGCGGGCGTTGATGGTGTCCTTCAGCAGCGATTCGCGCTGTTGCAGGCCGTCGATGTTGGAGAGGACGCGTTCGAGTTCGCCTTCGATGGCCGCCGCTGCGTCGCGGCGCTCCTTGGCGAGGGCGAGTTCTTCGTCGGAGATTTCGCGGCGCTCGGTGTTCGCCTTGGAGACGATCGCTTCGATCTCGGTGACGGCCGCTGCCTTGCGGGCCTGGATGGTGTTGCGCTCGTCGAGCGCAGCCTTGAGCTGGTCCCGCACCTGCTTGAGGGCGAAACCGGTGTCGGTTGTGTCGGACATTTGGAAAGACTCCTGTTGGAAGTTGGTTTGTTGGTGGGAGTCCTTCGGGTGGATGCCAGGTGGTGCCCTCATGTCCGGCGCGCCCGAAGGCGGGTGGTGCATCGAAGGTCCGGCGTGGCTGCCGGCGCGAAGGTTGCGCTGTGCGCGTCAGGCCGAACGGAGCTCGGCCAGGATTGCTTGCATCTCATCCATTCGGGATGAGGTCTGCGAAGAACTGCGGGGAATCACGACGGTGGTCGCCGGATTCGCAGGGAACGAGACGACAGACTGGTCGAAGGCTTTCGCTTCGGTGATGCGGCGTTCGGTGTAGTCCTTGTTCCATTCTTGGCGAAGCGCCTGGAATGCCCAGGACATGGCGTCGAGTTCGCCGCGTTCGATCCGATGGAAGACCTCCATCGAATGTTGTGACCGTGGGTCGAGGCGAGCCTCACCGAAGAACCCGATCCGATCCGACTCGACTGTCAGCGTCCCGGCTTTCGTTGCCGCCAACGGGAGGCCGTCGTGGTCGAAGAACAGGTAAACCTCGTCCTGTTCGCGGACCGACTTGTCGATCGCACCGCCGACGATGGTTTCACGCCACCCGTACGCGGACGGGCCGCCGGCGACGTCGTAGTCGTAGTCGTAGACGGCGGCATATCCACGGATGACGGGGGTGCCGTCGGCCAGGGTGCGGACCTCCACCCGGCGGGGGGTGATGCGATGCTCGAGCGTCTTAGAGTCGACCCATGTCGGTCGCTTGTGGTCGGCGTCGATGCCGGCGTGGCGGTGCGACAAGAAATCGGAGCCGTAGCCCTCAGCCAGCCGGGACAGGACCGGTTTTGGCAGGTTGCGAAGATCCGTCGACAGGATTCGATCCGGCATTCGTGTCACCTCCTAGAGATGTTGCGTAAGGCGGCCACAGGAACTCGCCGCCGGTGCCGTCAGGAATCGGCCCGTACTCTTCGAGCTCGCGGCGTTCGTCACGCGAGTTGAGACCGGAACGGATCGCCAGATCGTGCGCCTTGTAGCGCGCCGCGAGATCGACTCGCACCAGCGCGTCGGCGTTGAACTTCACATAGCGCGGACGTGGCCGCAGACGAGTGATTGCTTTTTCGATCGGCACAAGCCACCCCGACAACGTGTAGGTCAACAGGTCGAGCGAACGAGCTTCGACGTTCGCGTAGGTGATCGCCCCACCCTCACCCGGTGGGCGGCGGAAGAAGAACCGAGCGACATCGTCAGCCGTCGCCTTGGTCGTCTCCAGAAACTGTGAATCCTCGGGATTCACCTGAATCGCGTTGAACTTCAACCCGGCACCCAGCACCAGCGGCTCACCGGGTTTCATCGTCTCACGGATGCGTTCTTTCAATGCGGTAGCGGTCGTGGTGTCGATCACCTGATCGGATTCCAACGTGCCGACCGGGAGGCCGCCACCGTTGAACCATCCGGCACCGAACCGTTGGGCTGCCAACCCGAGACCGATCGTGTTCGCCGCGAACTGGATCGGCGACATCCCGATCGGGGAACCCGGTGTCACATACACCGGCAGATGCCACAGTGGACCCATCGGCCAGCGGTCCACCTTCTTGTTGTCCAGATACGACTCGACAGGCCCGAAGTTCAGGTCGCGCCGCCAGGTGATCCGATCGGGATGCAAAGATTCGATCTGTGTCGGCCACCCATCCGACCCAACCTGCAGGATGAACCCGTACCCGTTACCGCGCAGCAGGCATGATGTCATCAGCTGGCGCAACCACACCTCGAGTCCGGTGCCGTCGCCGGCCGGATCCTCGAGCAGCATCGGGTTCGGTTGGGCGACACGGATCCCTTGAACCTTCCGGTATTCGTCGATCGGTAGCGTCGACACCAACGTCGACAACAGATCGACGCACCCCCACACCGCCGCCAACTGCAGCGCCCTGTCGTCGTTGACCGGCTGTCCGCTCGTCGTCATCTGATAGCGGCCATGGCCCGCCGCCTCGACGTATGCCTGCACACTCGCGTCACGCTTCTCACGCCGGAACAGGCTCATCCGTGAACCTCACCCGCTGCGATCAGCAACGCACCGAACACCACGGAGGCGACCGGGACCGAAAAGGCGGCAACCCCGGCGATTATCAGGGCAACTCCGCACGCTTGCGCCAGAAAGACCAACTTTCGCATCAGTCCTCCTAGAACGCTTGCGTCAACAGATCCACCACCGCGGACTCAGGCACCCCACCGACAGCGATCGTTGCCGCCACCAAAGCGCTGATGTCCCCCGACGACTTCACCCGCGACCACGCCTGCGAGTCGCCACGCAGACCGATCGTCGCGTTACTGATCGCCGCCGGCAACTCGTTGCCGCCACGATGACGGATCGTCCCCTCGGCCACCGCACCGATCAGCATCGAACACGCCGCCGTCACATCACCCGCACTCACCGCTTCGACCCGGATGCCGGCCTCTTCGAACAGTGGGATGAGGAAACCACCGGGCCCGGTCGAGGCGATGCGGAACGCTTTCGCTTCGCCGAGGTTGAGGCGGGCGAACTCGAGCACCCAGTCGGTGCCGGGGCGGCGGGCGAGGACTTCGACGTGCAGTTTGCCGTCGGAACGCCGGCCGGCCGCGACCACAGACGACCAGCGGAGGTCCGGGCCGACATCGATCGCCACCGACCAGGAACCGACAGGGGCTGAATCGGGGTCGAGCAGTTCGGCCCAGCGGGCCATGTCGATCGGGCCGCCGCTGCCCATGTCGGGGAGCGGGTCCCAGATGCATTCGCACTCGCGGGCGAACAGATCAGGGCCGAGCTCGCCGAGAACGTCGAACATCTTCTCTTCGGTGATCCGGTAGCCGTAGGCGGCATTCGCTCGAGCCCAACCCGAACGGTCATAGACGTCGGGGCGGATCGACTTCACCTTGCCGCTGGCATCGAGAGACACTTCCTCGGCGGTGTGTTCGACATAGGCGAGACGGCCACCGTTGCCGGACAGGGCACGCTTGCGGAGCGCCCACGCATTGACCGACGTCGACAGTCCGCCGCTGCCCAGATACCACGCCTGCGAGTTCCTGTTCGCCAGCTTCGTCGGGCCCGACGCGGCGACATGCTCGGATTGCAAGTGCTGCGCCTCGTCATAGACGACGAGATCCGCCTTGGCGAACCCTCGCCCAGACCCGCCGGTGCGTGCCCGATACTTGAGCCGTTGACCGGTCAGCAGTTCGATGCCCTGCTCGCCGTTGGCGTAACGGATGCGGGCAACCTTCGAGCGCAGATCGTCCCAGTTCTCGAACACCGACACGATGCGCAAAAACGCCTCGTTGGCGGTCGGGAACTCATGCGCCGTATGGATGATCAGCTGCTCGTCCCACAGGATCAGCCCGGCGATCTCGCGTGCCGCGAGGGCGTCGTTCTTGCCGTTCTGTCGCGGTTCGAAATCGGCGACCGTCGATGCCGCCCACGAACCGTCAGCACGCAACCCGCACGCCGCACGGATCGTGAACTTCTGCGACTCATCAAGCGGCCAACCGTCGGCCACGCCATACGCGTCAGCCAGTTCGATGACTTCCGTTGCTGCGTCGAGGCTGTGTACGTCGGGGGGCAGATGCACGATCTGCGGCACCTGCTCGCCGAGCAGAACTTCGTTCAGCAAGCTCATCGACAAACGCCACCTTTGCTTGAGCGCCGGCCGCATCGAGCTCGGCTTGCACCGCCCGGAGCTCCTTCGACAACGCCGCGACCGCGCTCGGCTGCGTGCTGCCCTGAGCGTTCGGGGTGCGAGCGTCAGCGATGGCGCCCAACAGGTCGGCCTTCAGTGTCTCCAGCAGCCCCAAACGGGTTGCATGGTCATGCGGGCCCGTGGATGCGTTAGAGAGGGACGGTTCG